ACTTCAGGCGGCGCTGGAAAAAGTGCAGCAATCGAAGGGGGCAATCGCCATGCTGGACGTGTTGATTGCCCAAATCGAAGACGAAGCAAGAGAGGAACGGGAATGAGCAAGGGACTTTACGCCAACATCCACGCCAAGCGCGAAAGGATTGAGAAGCAAGAAGCCGCGGGCAAAACTCCCGAACGTATGCGAAGCCCTGGTGACAAAGGCGCACCCACGGCCAAAGCCTTCAAACAAAGCGCCAAGACAGCGAAAAAATAAATGACACCGGAACAAATTGCTAAACGCCTGGCTGAACTGCGAGAACTGGCGAAGCAACACGAAGCCATCTTGTTGCAGATCAGCGGGGCCATCCAGGAATACACCAATGTACTGGCGCAAATGAGCCAGGACAAAGCCCAGGAAGGAACCGAAAATGCCGCTGACCAAATCACCCAGCAAGAAAGCGTTTGAGAAAAACGTAAAGGCCGAGATCAAAGACGGTAAGCCACCCAAGCAAGCGGTGGCCATCGCCTATTCGGTAAAGCGCGAAGCCGCAAAGCCAAAGGCCAAAAAATGATGACCGAAGCACCCGCCAAAAAGCGGGGGCGCCGTCGTCACGATGACACGCCCAGGGACAAGCCCGACCGCGTAGAGCCAAAGCACATTGGCAGACCCACCAAGTACCGCGAAGAATTCGTGGAAATGCTGCTGGAATTTTTCAGCCAGCCCCCGACCAGGGAAGTGACCCTAAAAGACGCCAAGGGAAACGAAACCGTCCAGGAGTTGCCTGGATCGTTCCCAACCCTGGCCCGCTTTGCCACCAACATAGGGGTTACTACTGAAACGCTGCACGATTGGGCTACCGCCAAAAACCCAGACGGAACCCAAAGGAACCCAAGTTTTTCTTATGCCTACAAAAAAGCCAAGGATTTGCAGCAAGCCAACCTGGTGGAAGGAACCATGAAAGGCGCCTACAACAGCACGTTTGCCATCTTTACGGCAAAGAACGTCCTGGGCTGGCGCGACAAGATCGAACAGGAAATCACCGGCAAGGACGGCGCCCCGCTGGCGGGGATTCAGGTTATGTTTGTGAACCCCGATGGAACAGAGCGCGAAACCGAACATTGACCAGGCGATTGCCAAGGCCGAATTTCCGGTCAAACTGGAAGGCCTGTTCAAGAAAAGCCGCTACAAGGTTTTGTATGGCGGGCGAGGGGGCGCGAAGTCATGGGGGATTGCCAGGGCGCTGCTGATCCTGGGGGCCAAACGGCCCATGCGCGTCTTATGTGCGCGAGAGTATCAGACCAGCATCAAGGATTCGGTACACAAACTGCTGTGCGACCAAATTGAAGCCTTGGGCCTATTGGGGTTCTATGAGATCACCCAGGCCAGCATCCGCGGCATCAACGGCACGGAGTTTGCCTTCATTGGCCTAAAGAACAACCCGACCAACATCAAGTCGTTTGAAGGCGTGGACGTGTGCTGGGTAGAGGAAGCGCAGACCGTCAGCCGCTTGTCCTGGAACATCCTGATCCCGACCATCCGTAAACAGGGCAGCGAAATTTGGGTGTCGTTCAACCCCGAACTGGAAGCCGACGAAACGTATCAGAGGTTTGTGGTCAAGCCCCCGCGGGACTGTATCAGCATCAAGATCAACTGGAACGACAACCCATGGTTCCCTGAAACGCTGGCCATGGAAAAGGACGCGCTCAAGGTTCGCGACCCCGAAGCCTACAATCAGGTGTGGGAAGGGCTATGCCGTCAAACCGTGGATGGCGCCATCTTTGCCAACGAACTGGCCCAGGCTGAACGCGATGGCCGCTTGACCAAAGTGCCGTATGACCCAACAAAGCCCGTCCACGCCGTTTGCGACCTGGGCTGGGCAGACGCCACCGCCTGGTGGTTTGTGCAGTTTGTGGGCATGGAAACGCGCCTGATTCGCTACTTTGAAGACGCGCAGCGCACCATGACCAGTTACCTGGCGCAACTTCAGACGTTTGGCTACGTGTACGACACCATTTGGCTGCCGCACGACGCGCAAAACAAAACCCTGGCCGCAGCCGGTCGCAGCATTGAAGACATTGTGAGGGGCGCGGGATACAAAACGCGCATCCTGGAACGTGTGCCGGTGGTCGATTCGATCAACGCGGCCCGCACGGTTTTCCCGAACTGTTATTTTGATCGTGAAAATTGCGCGGACGGACTAAACTGTTTGCGACATTATCGGTATGAGGTTGACCCCGAAACGGGCCAATTCAGTCGAACACCGTTGCATGACCAATATTCGCACGGCGCAGACGCATTCCGATATATTGCATTGATGATTAAGGAACCAGCCAAAACACGCAAGCCAAAACCAGTTGTAATGGGTGGCGGTTGGATGGGGTGAAGCCATGGAACGACACGAAATTACATCAAAATTACTGTCCGAAAAACTCGAATACAAAGACGGGGTTTTGTATTGGAAACATACTAGAGGCAGGGCCAAGGAAGGTATGCCCGCTGGTAGGATTGTCAAGGATGGTTACTTGCAAACGTGCGTTAATCGCGTTCGCTTGCTTAACCACCAGATTGTTTTTATGATGTTTCATGGTTTTATTCCAAAAGAAATTGACCACATCAACCGTGATGTGCGAGACAATCGGGGGGAAAATTTACGAATGACGACGCGTTCCGAAAATTTGACCAACCGGAAAACGTGGAAATGGGGATAATTTATGGCATGGCAAGACACAGACATGGATGGCCGCATCGGTGATGCGATCAAGTTTTTGCGATTGGTCGGTGAGGCCGATTCCCAAAACCGATCCGAAGCCCTGGGCGACCTGAAGTTTGCTGGCGGCGACCAATGGCCGGTTGAAATTCAAAACAGCCGCAACCTGGAATCGCGCCCTTGCCTGACGATCAACAAGATCGACGCCTACATTCGCCAGGTCACCAACCAGCAGCGCCAGCAGCGCCCCCGCATTAAGGTTCACCCCGTCAACAACGAAGGCGACCTGAAAATCGCCCAGGTGATCGAAGGAATCACGCGCCACATTGAAGTCAATTCCAACGCTGACACCGCTTATGACACCGCGTTTGAATACGCTGTCCGCATGGGTTGGGGATATTGGCGCGTGAACACCAACTACGTGTCGGAAGACAGTTTCGACCAGGAAATCTACATTGAACCGGTTGACGATCCGTTCAGCGTGTATTTCGACCCCAACAGCGTGTCACCCGATGGCGCAGACGCCGAAAAATGCCTGGTCACCACCGTTATGTCCAAACGGGCATTCCGTGAACAGTATCCGGGCGCCGACGATGGTTCGGGCTTTTTGCCCCGCGCAACTGGTGACGACACCGCGGAATGGGTGACCCGTGAGGACATTCGCCTGGCCGAATACTGGTACGTGGAACGCGAACGCGCCACCCTGGTGTTGCTGTCCGACGGCACGAAGGTATTTGAAGACGAATTGCCCAGCCCTGAATTGCTGGACGCGTCCAAAATCACGATCATGGACAAGCGCCCGTCCTACCGCAAAAAGGTGAAGTGGTGCAAAGTGACCGCCATGGAAGTGCTGGAAGAAAAGGAATGGCCAGGTAAGTACATCCCGATCATCCCGTGCTACGGCGCCCAAATGATTATCGAAGGCAAGCGCAAAAAGTACGGCCTGGTGCGGTTCGCAAAAGACCCGCAGCGGATGTACAACTTTTGGCGCACCAGCATGACCGAAAGCATCGCCTTGGCGCCCAAGCCAAAGTGGCTGATTGCCGAAGGCCAGGACGAGGGCCACGAATCCGAATGGGCGATGGCCAACATCAAATCCACGCCCGTCCTCCGCTACAAGCAAAAAGACATTGAAGGCGTCCCCGCTGGTGTACCGCAGCGCATCCAGCCCGAACCACCGCCCGAAGGCATCATGGTGGCCGCGGGCGCGATTGCTGACGACCTGAAAACCGTGCTGGGCATCTTTGACCCAGCCCAGGCATTGCCAGGCAACATTTCCGGCAAAGCGTTGCAAGGCCAACAACAGCAAGTTGACCTGTCGAACTTCCACTTTTACGACAACATGACCCGCAGCATTAAGCACACGGGCAAAATCATTCTTGACCTGATTCCTAAGATTTACGACACCCAGCGGGTGCTGCGAATCATTGGGGTAGATGGCAAGCCCGACTTGGTGACGATTAACGAGGTCGAAGCCACCGGCGAGGTAATGAACAACGTGACCGTTGGCCTGTATGACGTGGTTATGGACACCGGCCCAGGCTACAACAGCAAGCGCCAGCAAGCCGTGGAAGCCATGATGCCGTTGATGGTCGAACCCCAGGTGTTCCAGGCTGCTGGTGACCTGTTGTTCCGCAACATGGATTTCCCTGGCGCCGATATCATTGCCGACCGCCTGGCAGCCATGAACCCGCTGTCGCAGATCGACGAAAAGTCGGACGTGCCGCCGCAAGTGCAAATGAAGTTGCTGCAAGCCGAAAAGACGATTGCCGATATGCAGCA